GGCTTTGAAATGGATCGTGGCAATATTTGTCATGAGGGTATGGACGCAAGTATTTTAAGCAAATACGATCTTGTTCTTTCAGGTCACTTTCATCACAAGAGTAACAATGGCAGTATTGTGTATGTCGGCACTCCTGGTGAAATGACTTGGGCTGATTACAATGATGAACGTGGGTTCCATATTCTTGATACCTCTACGAGAGAACTAGCGTTTGTTCCTAATCCGAATAAGATGTTTTACAAAATTAAGTACAATGACGATCAACTATATTACAATGATATTGTTGATCAAGATTATGCGTACTTGAGTGGAAAGTATTTGAAGATTGTAGTTGAAAAGCGTAACAATTCATTTTTGTTTGACACATTGATTGATTCTGTAACTAAATTTGGTCCGCTTGAAGTTTCTGTGGTTGAAGATTTTTCTGAGATAACAGACAATGTAGAAGTTGATATAGACCAAGCAGAAGACACCATTACAATTTTAAATAAGTATGTTGATGGGTTGACATTGCCAGTGGAATCAGATAAAATTAAAACAGTATTGCGCGACGTGTACAACGAAGCATTGTCTATGGAGTCAGTGTGATATTTTTTAATACTGTTCGTTACAAAAATTTTCTTTCTGCTGGTAATGTATTCACCGAAATTAAACTAGGTGACCACCCAACCACGCTTATAGTTGGCGAAAATGGTGCAGGTAAATCAACCTTCTTAGATGCCATTACATTTGCGCTCTTCGGTAAACCATTTAGAAATATTAACAAACCTCAACTTGTAAATTCTATTAATAAAAAAGATATGATAGTTGAAGTGTATTTTTCTATTGGATCATCAAAATATAAAATTATTAGAGGAATTAAACCTAATATATTTGAAGTATATCAAAATAATAAATTACTAAATCAATCAGCAGAATCTAAAGATTATCAAGAGATTCTTGAAAAACAAATATTGAAAGTTAATTATAAATCTTTTTGTCAAGTAGTAGTATTAGGTTCTGCTACATTTCAACCATTCATGCAATTAACTACAGGACAAAGAAGAGAAGTTATTGAAGATCTTTTAGATCTACAAATATTTACATCTATGAATACACTTCTCAAAAGTAAAATTTTAGAAAATTCTCAAAATATAATTAAAGAAGAATCTAATAAAAAATTAATAGATGAAAAAATAAAATTAATTAAATCTCATATCAAAGATATAAAAAATAATAGTGATCAGTTTATAGAAGAAAAGAAAAATAGAATTATAGAAACTCAAAATTCTATACAACAATTATCAGAAACAAAACAAGAACATTCTATTAAAATAGAAGAATTAAATAAAAAAGTTATTTCTGAAGAAAAAATAAAAAAGAAATTAAAAGAATTAGATTCATTAAAATATAAAATTGAAGCTAATTTAGTTTTAATAGAAAAAGATTTACAGTTTTTTTCTGAAAATGATGATTGTCCAACCTGTAAACAAACTATAGATAAAGACTTTAAATTAAAAACTATAGAAATTAAAGATAAAGAGAAAAATGAAATAGATAATGGATTAAAATTATTATATGATAATTATAATAAATTAGAAAAGAAATTAAATGAAATATTTCAAATTAACAAAAAACTTAATGAATTAAAATTAGAAGAATATAGAATAAGTAATAAAATAATAACATTAACAGATTATATAAAAGATATAGAGAATGAAATATCACAACAAAGGAATATTAATACTTTTGACAATGAAAATAAAATACAGGGATTAGAATTAGAATTAATTAAATCTAGTAATGATTTATCTTCATTGAATGCTATTAAAACAACTTATTCATCAACAAGTATATTACTTAAAGATAGTGGTATTAAAGCAAGAATTATAAAACAATATGTTCCTATTATTAATAAATTAATCAACAAATATTTATCTGGTTTAGATTTTTTTGTTAAGTTTGAATTAGATGAAGAATTTAATGAAACCATAAAGAGTAGACATAGGGATGAATTTAGTTATTCTTCATTTTCAGAAGGTGAAAAGATGAAAATTAATTTAGCTATTTTGTTTACTTGGAGAGCAGTAGCTAAATTAAGAAATTCTATTAACACAAATATTCTTATTATGGATGAGGTATTTGATTCATCATTAGATTCTAATGGTACCGAAGAATTTATTAAATTGCTTAACAATTTAACAAATGATACAAACACATTTATTATATCTCATAAAAAAGATCAATTAATAGATAGGTTTGATAATATTATTCGTGTAGAAAAAAAGAAAAACTTTAGTAAGGTGATACAATGAATTTTGAATTAGTTAACAAACAAGATCCTATTCTTTATAAACCAACACAAAGATTTAATTTTACAGATTCTCCTTTTGATCCTATTGAGTTTTCAAAAGAGTTTATTAAATTTATGTATGAATCAAAAGGAATAGGATTAGCTGCTAATCAAGTAGGTATACCATATTCGGTATTTGCTATGAGAGGTGATCCTGAAAATTTTGTATGTTTCAATCCAAGGATAGTACAACCTTCACATGAAGAAATTATTCTTGAGGAAGGGTGTTTGACACTCCCTGGATTTTATGTTAAAATAAAAAGACCTAGACATATACGTGTTAGGTTTAATACTCCTAATGGAGATGTATTAACAAAACAATTTACAGGTATGACTGCACGTATATTTCAACATGAGTATGACCATCTCCAAGGAACTCCTTTCTTTCTCAGAGCATCTAGGGTATCTTTGGAGATGGCCTTAAAGAGGGCTAAGAAGTTAGGTTACACTTATACAATGAAAGATCTCAAGGGAGAATAACTTGAACATTTTTTACATTGATACTGATCCAGTTAAAGCTGCACAATGGATGGTAGATAAACATGTAGTAAAAATGATTTTAGAGAGTTGTCAGCTTCTTTCTACAGCCCATCGGTTACATGATGGGCGTATGGTCAATGGTAAGTCTAAGACAGGTAGGAAGGTCAAGCGCTGGGTTTTAGATGATGCTAGGGAATCTATCGTATATCAAGCCACCCACATCAATCATCCTTCTGCCGTGTGGTGTAGGGAATCTATTGAGAACTATAGTTGGCTTGTAGAACATATGTATGCTTTGATGGACGAATATAAACATAGATATAATAAAGTACATAAATGTCTTGATGTAGCATATTATCTTCAATCACCACCTAAGAATTTACAATCATATGATATGACTGTAATGCCATGTGCTATGGCAGATGAGTACAAAATTTCTAATGATCCTATTATCAATTATCGTAATTATTATAAATTAGGAAAAGTTGATTTACATCATTGGACTAATCGTCAACCACCAGAATGGATTTTATGAGGAACTATGTCTATAGATTATAAATTTGATGAAGATAAATATAACAAGGAGATTATGGAGTATATAGATTCAACATATACTGCCCATTACTCTGGAAAATACCAAGCTACCGATATGATTATTGATGCTGGCCATGGAGTTGGTTTTTGTGTTGGATCAATCATGAAGTATGCGAAACGATATGGTAAAAAAGATGGACATAACCGTAAAGATATAATGAAAATTATTCATTATGGTATTATTCTTTTACATATACACGATAAAAACCAAAATGATGATAATGAGGAGAAATAATGGAAATTAAAATTGAAATAGAAAAATTAAGAGAAAGAAAATTATTTGTAGCTACACCAATGTATGGTGGTTCATGTGCTGGTATGTTTACTAAATCATGTGCTGATTTATCTGCATTATGTACTCAATATGGTATACCATTACAATTTTATTTTCTTTTTAATGAATCATTAATTACAAGAGCACGTAATTATTGTTGTGACGAATTTATGAGATCAGATTCAAAGCATCTTATGTTCATTGATTCTGATATTGGATTTAATCCTCATGATATTATAGCTCTTATGGCTTTACAAGCCAAAGAAGAAGAGAAATATGATATTATAGGAGGACCATATCCTAAGAAATGTATTTCATGGGAAAAGATCAAACATGCCGTAGATAAGGGTGTTGCTGATGATGATCCTAATGTACTTGAAAAATTCGTAGGTGATTATGTTTTTAATCCTAAAGGAAATCAAACTAATATTCCTATTGGTGAACCAGTAGAAGTACTAGAGATTGGTACTGGGTTTATGATGGTAAGTAAAAATGCTATGCAAAAATTTGCTGATTCCTATAAGCAATATAATTATAAACCTGATCATGTACGTACAGAACATTTTGATGGATCTCGTGAAATCATGATGTATTTTCAAGCAGAAGTAGATCCAAAATCCAAGAGATATTTATCTGAAGATTATTGGTTTTGTCAGAAAGCACAAGAGATTGGATTAAAGACATGGTTCTGTCCTTGGATGAAATTACAGCATGTAGGAACATATATTTTTGGTGGATCATTAGCTGATCTAGCTTCAATTGGAGCTTCTGCAACTGCTGATCCTGATAAACTTGGTAAATTTAATAAAGGAAAAAAATAAGTATATTGACAGATTAATCCTACAATGTTAGGGTTAATCTGATTTTTGTTTATGATGAAAGGGTTGAATATGAAATTTGATGATAATATGATTACTATTTTGAAGAATTATGTAGATATTAATCCTTCTTTATTGATTGAAAATGGTAATGTATTGAGAACAATGTCACCAGCAAAATCAATTGTTGCTAAATCTATGGTTCCAGTAGTATTTCCTAAAAGAATTGCTATCTATGATTTAAAAAAGTTTATTGATTCTATACAACTTTTCAAAGAACCAGATATTACATTTAATGATAATCATCTAGTAATATCTAAAGATAATGTATCTATCAATTTTACCTACTCAGATGAAGATCTTATTATCAAACCTATTGATAAAGAACTAGTTCTTCCATCTATTGATGTTGAATTTGATATAACAGAAGATCAATTAAAAACATTTTTCAAAGCTATTAATAGTCTAAAATTAGATAAAGTTTTTATTACTGGTGATGGTAGTAATGTATATGTTCAAGCTGGTAATAATACATCTGGACCATCTATGATCTATTCTATTAAAATGTCAGAAACAGATAAAGTTTTTAGATTTGTTTTTAATGTGGAAAATCTAAAAATTATAAATCAAAATTATCATGTTCAAATTTCTAAAAGTAGAATTTCATATTTTAAAAGTGATATGGTAGAATATTATATCGCTGTATCCAACGAATCTACTTTTTCTTGAGGAGATATATTATGGAAGATTTTCTTTGGACTGAAAAATATCGTCCTAAAACTATTGCAGATACAATTTTAACTCCAGAATTAAAGGCAGTATTTCAGAAATTTGTAGATCAAAAGAATATACCTAATTTAATTTTATCAGGAACTGCTGGTGTTGGTAAGACAACAGTAGCAAAAGCAATGTTAGAGGAATTAGGTTGTGATTATCTTATTATTAATGGATCATTGAATAGAAATATTGATACATTACGTAATGAGATTATGGACTTTGCATCTACTGTATCTTTTAAAGGTACACGTAAATATGTCATTTTAGATGAAGCTGATTATCTAA